AGCTTGCAACATACGCCACATCCCCTCCACATAATCACCAGCATAACCCCAATCTCTCTTGGCTTCTAAATTACCGAGTCGAATCGGCTCACCTGTCTCCGCCCACTTCCGCGCACCTTTTGCGATCTTCTGCGTAACGAAGTCACCACCGCGTATTTCTGATTCGTGATTAAATAAAATTCCATTTGAAATAAACATCCCTTGTTTACGTTTCATAATCCCATAGTAATGCGCCGCCGTTTTGGCTATAGCATAAGGACTGTTTGGTCGTAACGGTGTTTCCTCACTAATCGCTACTTGAAGAGTGCGATCACCAAACATCTCAGAAGTCGACGCCTGATAAACTCTGGTTTCTATACCCAGCGCCTCAACCGCCGTAATCAAATTCACATACCCTTCGTAGTCCTTCATCGAAACTTCAGGTGTCTTAAAACTCAAGCCAACATGAGATTGCCACGCTAAGTTGTACACCTCATCCGGTTCATACTCACCAATGATCCGGTTAAGAGAACTGGTCGACTGCAAGTCCCCATCTTCTAAAATAAGTTGGCCGTTAGCTAAAGCCTCAGAAAAGTCAAAGCTGCCGCGCTGGCGGCGAGGAGGTTCAGTCGAAACTCGGCGAACAAGTCCGACAACTCTATAGCCCTTTTCCAGCAATAGCTTCGTTAAAAATGTCCCATCCTGTCCAGTAAACCCAGTAATCAACGCCGTCTTCATGGCGACATTGTAGCATAAAAGAAAAAAGCGCCCACACGAAAACGCTTTTTTCCAACGACTCAAACAACAACCAGCCGTTGATCTGATTATATCAAAAAGGCTCCCTATTTTGGAGAGCCAATGGTCAACAAAATCCTGTGAGAGAGTAGTCTTGACCATGATTATTATAGCAGATCGTCTAGCAGATGTACTTTCTTATGACATTCCTTACACAAACACAATACATTTTCTGGTAAGTATTCTGTACCTCGCTTAATCCTATGACGGTCAGTCGCTTGCTCATTACACAGTACACATTTATCAAGTGGAATATACCGCTTAGAATTAGGGTTTCTAAATTGGGACGCTTCATGACCATTACGTCTATGCCTATCGCACCTAGTGTGGTATCGCCAATCACCATTTTTTTTACGTTCTTTTAATCCAGCTAAATTAGAGCAAGTGTTGTCATCACCTATACATAAAGGCCGTTGATTATTGTATCGTTTATCCATACTAGAATTGTACACCCCCAACCCCCATTTCACAAAAAATTATAAAAAATTGCTAGATTGATGTATACGCTACTATCGGAAGGTAAACGTAGTACCCCCCGCCCCATATCACAAGCACACCATACCACCACCACGCATGGCACTGACTCACCGCGCGCACACAACATATATAATGTTTACTTATGTATACATATATTATATAGCTACACTACACCACCTCTGTTGGTACATATACTATACCATATACTTGACATATCACTGTGTCGCACAATATCTATTTGGCGACATACTGTAACAGGGGTAGTCTATCATTATATATACCTACATTTGACATAATCATATTATTATTGTTTGCATTTGTTACATTGTTACAGCAACACTGCGCATACTCAGTTTATTTTCTATAGCCTATATATATATTTTTTTATTCAGTGTATATACACCATGCTGTAACAGACTTCTAAAGAGTAATATCGTTTTTTTGATGTCTCAAACATACCTCTGTTATACAATAACGTTACACTTTGTAGACACTTATTACAGCAACATATTATTTACATATACTTGTTGCTGTAACACTGTGTTACAATGTGTCTACAACATAACGAAAGGCATACAATGGATCAACAACTATACATAACAATTAAAACATTTTTAAGCAATTATCAATTTGACAATAAAACTACATTACACACATTACATAAAGCCTATAAACCATATATGCCGTTTAAGCAATTTGTTTCTTATATTAAGTCTATGGGTGTTTTAAGTAAAAGTGTACGCGTAAAATCTGGTGTTGAGCGTCATTATTTTTATGAACCTAAGCAAGATAAATACCTTTTAAAGCTGTTTCCGATACTTGATACTTGCCCGAATTGCAAAGGCAAGGGCATTATTGAGATTAATTTAACAGATACAAAATAGACTTTATTAAAATTACTATTGACAAACTATTGACCGTTTGATATTATGGTGTTGTTAAGCAAGGAACGCTGACACAATCCAACGCCCTGAATGATTGAATCAAAGCTGAGGCACCACAATAATAATCCAACCTATAAAGGGGATAAAAATGCAATCAATCATAACACCTATCGGATATGGCACTCAGATGACGTATCATACACTACACCAGATGCACGACGCCAAGCGGATCAAGCACTTAGGCAATCATGTGTTAGTGCTTACGCCAGATTATGCAATCGGCTACACCATCGAGAGTTACGACGGCTACACGCCGGATCTGCTCAAGGACAAGGTGTATACAGATGTCCGCAATATTGAATTCGGGAACTGGGACGCCGTACACGATTTTTTGTACGGGGCGCCGACTCAGAAGCCAGATTTTACCAAGGTGATTCGATAATGAAAAAGCATATATCGACACTACCTAACTTTATCAATACGCCATTCGGCTTACGCGATAAGTTAGCGGAATTGAGCCGGGAGCTACCCATCAGGGATCGCGCCGACGGCTTACGGCTTGAGTACCGAGAGGGCGCCGGGATCGTGTTCAATCAGAAGACCGGCGTGGAGCTTGGGCGATACACCCAGGCGACAGATAACAAGTATAAACTGACAATAAATTAATTGACCTATAAAGGAATTAAATATCATGCTACGCACAACCAATAAATCAGTGATCCAACAGCTTAAAATTGATGTACTCGAGTATTTTGCCGAGACTGCCGGTTATGAGCGCTACTATGATGATCTGCGAGATACGTTTACAACAATTAAATTAGTGAAAGGATAGAGACAATGAAAATTAAAGTTCAATACAAGCCAAAAAATACTAAATTTTTAATAGATAAGAACGGTATATTCGGTTGGACATCTACGACTGTGAGTATTTGGTAATGAGAAATCCAGCAATAACACTTCTAGCGCTTGGCCTCAGTATTGGCGTGTTTATAACTTGGGTAACTGTCATGGCTATACCAGTGGAGCGTACAAAACTCTACGATAGACCGGTGCTCGAGGTGGTAAAAACATGGGAAGATGGTTCGATTCAATTACTGGATGAGGACGGCAACAATGTTTATGCATGTCTCAGAGGAGGACAGTGTAATGACTAATTTAGAAAAAGTGAATATTCCACTAGATGAGCGCGCTAACTACTCGAAGATAAAAAAAACTAAACGAAAGGTAAACAAAATGACAACTAATAGAACAGCACGCGCTGCACAATATAGACCAGCGAAAAGATACCAGAAAACGCAAGGCGAACATTTCAAGGATATTGTCATAGCAATTTTAGTAACAGCAATAATTGCGTTTGTGGCTGGGGCAAGGAGTTTTTAGAGTGAAACTTTACGAATACCAGCAGACTTACCTAAATGGATTGCCAGCAAATTGCATAATGGCTGCGGATCTTGGAACAGGTAAAACGCTGATGAGTTTAGCTCATTGGGAGCGACAAGGGACTGGCCGACCATTATTAGTAGTTGCGCCAGCATCTAAAATAAGAACTGGCGACTGGCAAGCCGAGGCTGAGCGATGGTTTTCGTTTAGCAACGGATATTTTGGTAAAGTAGAACCAGATATCACATATATAAGCTACGAATCACTACGCTTAACAGATAAAGAAACTAAACGTCCTCGCTGGTGGAAATATACTGGCGCACGCAACGGCGGTATATATTACGATGTTATTGCTGATGAGTGCCACAGTCTGAAGAACCCACAAGCTAAACAGAGTAAAGCTATATATGAAATTACTCGAATGAACAGCTTATTCATTGGGCTATCTGGTACACCAATGCCGAACGGCTGGATTGATTTTGCTGGCTACTCTAAAATATTTGGATTTGTAAAAGGTATCACTGAATTCAAAAACAAATATTGTCGCATACAGGATTTCAAAGGATTCCCTGAAATTATTGGCTACAATAATATTCCAGAATTAGAACGACAATTGGACCAAGTAGCGTTTAGATTAAGTCGAGATCAGGCCAAAGAGCTACCAGATCGTCAGATGCTAGGCGTACATATTCACATGTCACCTAAAGACGCGAAACTCTACACAGAGCGTAGAATCACGCGTCAGGACCCAAAAACAGGCGAATTACTGGATAATTCTAGTCGTTTACTTTCTGTATTGCGCCAAAGCACTACCAATGGACGGCTGGACAATTTGCTTTCCATAGTAAATGACACTGAAGACAATATTGTGATATTTTACAATTATGTTAGTGAACGTAACGCTATTTTGAAATTACTAGCCAAAACCGATAAGACAATATTACGTCGTGACGGCGATAAACATGACACGTTGCCAGCTAGTGATGCTGATATTAAAAACACAATATTGCTGGCACACTACAAAAGCGCGTCCACTGGCCTCAATTTACAATGGGCGAATGTAACAGTATATTTCAGTCCCACATATAGCTACGGCGAGTTTGAACAGTCAATTGGCCGTACCCACCGACAAGGCCAGAATAAGAAATGCTTGTATTATCTGTTCAGTGTCAAAAACACAGTTGATCGAGATATTTGGGATTGTTTACGTGATAAGAGAGATTTTAATGAAAAGTTATGGAGGTCAGAGGATGAATAGACGAGCTTATACAAATCCAAAAGATATTGCTGAAGTTGAAGCACTATCAAAACTTGGTTACTCAGTCGAGCGACCTATAAATAGTCATGGTGATGAAGTCGCTGGCACTTGGTTGGTCGAAGGCTGGCTATTTATCTGGCCCAAGAATCAGAAATATGGCGAACGATACAGGCAAGTGTATGGTTATTACAAACGTGGTCGATTGAAAGAGTTTGTAGAATTAGCTATGGAAAATAAGTTTAAGAAACAGGATATATTTTTTGGTAAAGATAATTTAGAAGATGAGGTTTTGATATGACCCCAAAACAAATAGTCGATTTATTTGAATCAGAGCCAGAGCTGATGGATTTGGATGTACCAGTATTATTAGTTAAAAAAGGAGCAACAAACAAAGCTAAGTACGGATCGGACTTTTATCGGAGGATCGGCGCTATCGGTGGAAAAAACGGTACTACTAGTGGATTCTACGCTAATCGTGAACTAGCTCGTGAAGCAGGTAAAAAAGGTGGGCGTATCAGTAAACGAGGAGCGTGGCTGTAATGATGGGAATAGAACATAAAACTATTGACAATACTTAAAGATTTTGAGACAATAATAGCAAGGAGGGCAGATGACAAAAATCAAAGTTAGACAAGTATCAGAGACTCAAAAAGTCGAAGTTCGAGTAATAAAATAAGCAAGGAGCAGAAGACAATGACAACAAATCAATCAGCACAAATAGTTAAAAATCCAAATACAAAAAAAGCATTAACAATCTTGCGTAGATTTGCTGCGCTAGAAGCTCAATATAAAGAAGCTGAGGCACAAGCGAAAGAGGCTTCGGACCAGATTAAGCAAGCCATGATTGACGCCGGTGTACCTAAGATCGAAATTGATATGCCTCATTTCACTGGCTATATAACTCTGGCCGAACGTACTAGCTACAAGGCCGAGGATATTGGTGAGGTGCCAGCTGAGTTTATCAAGCAAGCACTCGATATAACTAAGGTGAAAGCGCAAGCTACATTGACTGGTGAATTACCAGCTGGAGTTGTGGAAACTAAGACTCAGTACATTACTAAGAAGTTCAAGGTGGTTGAGTAATGTTAAAGCTTGTTAAATGGGCTTATAAGCTTGGTGTTCGTAATGAGCGCCATCGTATAGCTAATTATCTTCAGAGCGCACAAGAAAAACGCTCTACTGACATATATTCTTTTGAAGATGATATGCGTAGATATCCAATTGAATCGAACGCAGATGCTAATAAACGTCAAGTTGCGAAACGTGAAAGAAAAGCTGAAGTTGATAAAGAGATAATCAATATTATCCAATATATGTTTCATGGCGAAGAAAAATATGAGCGCGGAGCATCAGTGATGTTTCCAGATGAGGATGAATTATAATGCGTACTTTCGCTCTAATGTTCAACATAGTATTTTTGGTACTGTATGTAATTGGGCTAGGTGTAATAATTGCTGAAGGTGAGACAGAATATCTTATAAATGCTCTGTATTTAATATTATTTATTGTGAATATCAGATACATCTATAAATCGAAGGAGGTGAAATAATGGCTAGACAAGCTGCTCGACATCGTGCCACTGAGGAGCCTATTTATAAGGTATGGTTAGCTATGATGAATCGTTGTTCTAGTGATAATCCTAACTATGGTGGTCGTGGAATAAAAGTTTGTGATCGTTGGCACTTGTATTCTAACTTTGTGCTAGATATGTCACCTAAACCAACAAGTGCTTCTATTGATCGAATAAACAATAATCTTGGATATTCACCTTCCAACTGTAAGTGGTCCACACCAAAGGAACAAGCTAACAATCGAAGGTTGATGAAGACTCATTATAAAGATAATAACTCAACTGGAATACGCGGAATTACTAAATCTTGGAATGGAAGTTTTAGAGTCAGGATTGGTCAAAAACAAGTAGGTAGTTTTAATAATTTAGAAGACGCTATTGCAGCAAGAACACAAGCAGTCAGCGAGAAATATGGAGTAAATGTATGAGTCGTTTAATATTTGTACTTGGTCATCCAGGCACCGGCAAGTCATCAAGCTTGCGGAACCTGAAAAAAGAAGAAGTAGGTTATATTTCTGTCACTGGTAAGGAATTACCATTCAAGACTGATATCAAGCCAGTAGTAAATAACAATATTGGTGGCGTCAAAGCACTGATTGTAAAAAGCAAGAAACCAATTATTGTGGTAGATGATGTAAATTATTTGTTCACGTTTCAAGTTTTTGGACGTGTAGGCGAAAAGGATCAGTGGGCGGTATTCAAAGATATTGGCAATGATTTTTTTCAACTTATCAAGACAATTATTGATAAAGACACTGATCAAAACATTTATCTGTTTGGTCATATCGAACTCAATGATGAACGCTTGGTCCAACTCAAGACTGCTGGCCAGACAATTCGTAACAATATTGCACCAGAAGGCTTAACAAATATTGTGCTAGAATCAGTCAACGATTTAGGCGAATTTGTATTCAAGGCTCGATCAGATGGTAGTGGTGTAAAGTCACCAATTGATATGTTTGAAGAAAGCACGATTCCAAACGATCTTTCAATAATTAATAAGGCAATAAACAAATATTATGGTACAAAATAGTTGTTGGCTATGGGCCAAAAGTAGTAACCAAAAAGGTTATGGCAAAGTATGGAATAAAGCTACTCAAAGACTTGAAATGGCTCATAGATTTATGTATGAAGCTTTAATTGGTAAAATTCCTAGTGATTTAACTTTGGATCATTTGTGTAGAACTCCACAATGTATAAATCCTGAACATATGGAGCCTGTTACTAATCGAGAAAATATATTAAGAGGAGAGGGGATAGCTGCTAAAAATATTAAGAAAACTTATTGTAAGCATGGGCATCTACTAAAAGATAATGTTTATATTTTCAGAACGAGCAGAATTTGTAGAACCTGCCAGAATATTAGAAATACGAATTATCGTAATAAATTAAAATTGATAGGAGTTTAATATGGGAATTTTCGATGATATTATAGACAAAGCTGGCGAACCGTATGGCGGTGGCAAAGGTTTTGAGTACGGTACTTACGAAGTAGTAATTGGTACTGTTGAGGCCAAGAGCAAAGACACCAAGAAAGCAAAGGACTGCGCAATCATAGAAGTGGTTGTAGGTGATGAGTCTGATCCAGAGAAGACTGCCACCTGTACATTATGGTTCCACACCGATGGAGCGGCTAAAATGTCAGTTGCTAAAGTCCTTGGCTTGCTCGTGCATAAAGTTGGTGAAGAGAAAAAAGATGCTGTGCGCGAACTTGGTAGAAAATTGTTTGGTAGTATTGATGATCATACTAAGGCTCGTGATGTTGCAACAAAATTAATGAAAGAAAAGCTAGTAAACGAAAAAGCATATCTTGTTGCGGAACCGCAGGGCAAGTACACCACTACATCATATGGTGATTTGTGGCACTATCCAGCTGAACCGCAAGGCAAACCAGCCAACAAGACTGAAGAAGTTGCTAAGGCCACTGGTGGTTCAGTAGTTGATGATGCAGATATTCCGGAGGACCTATAAATGGTTGATCGAAAAACACCACGCAATAAGCAAGAAGGATTTGTTGGCCTACAACTAACCCCCGAACTTTTAGAAAAACTTGATGCTAGAGTTAAAGAAACTACTCTTAATCGCAGCCAAGTTGTTCGACTTGCACTTATTGAATA